CCGTAAGTACACGTGTAATGCTTGTTACAAAATAAAGAATGACAAACTTAACCCTAAATTTAATCCAAAAAGAATGTGGGTTGATAATAAATACATACCAGTAACACATCCTCTACATAAACCCGGACGTTACAAGTCCTTTGGTGATGCAGCATTTGAGTCCTTAGATAACTACAAGACTGCAAAGCAAGGACAAGTGTACATCCTGTACAGCCCAGCCTACCCTAGCTGGGTTAAGATAGGGATGGCAGTGGACGCAGAGGACAGGCTAAAGCAGTTTCAGACAGGCAGTCCGTACAGGGACTACATCTTGATAAAAGCCTATGACACTGATGACAGGCGTAAAGCAGAAAGTGAGATACATGAGCTTCTAAGGAAAACTCATGGCAGTAAGAACGAATGGTTTGTAATTGCTGCACCAGTAGCTAAAGAAATACTAGATGGATACTTTGATGAAAACAGTTAACACCCTAATAGATGACATCTACGATCTTGTGAAGTTTAAGTCACCTGATAAAGCAGTGGACGCAGAGCAGATCATTGATGACTTTGGTGAAGCATGTAAAGACCTTATGCGTAAGGAGTTTACCCAACGTGGTAGGTTTGATGCACGTAAGCTACGCATGTCCAACATTGGTAAGACCGACAGGTTCCTGTGGAACCACTACAACATGTAGGGCCAAAGGAGAAGATGCAGCCTCACACCCTTGTGAAGTTCATGTATGGACACTTGATTGAGGAGATGCTGCTCTTGTTTGCTAGACTAGCAGGCCATACAGTGACACATGAGCAGGCACAGGCAACCGTAGAAGGTATCTCAGGTAGCATGGACTGTAAAATTGATGGCATAGTGACTGACGTTAAGTCTGCCAGTACCTATGGCTTCAAGAAGTTCAAAGATGCTACACTTGCATTTGATGACCCTTTTGGGTACATAGATCAAATCAAAGGATACGCTAAGTCTGAAGGTGAGACACAGGTAGGCTGGCTTGCTATGGACAAAGCTAATGGTCACTTGACTTATCTGAAGTACGACCTAGAGGATACACAGGCTCCTGTCTATGAGGTTCTCAAGGAAGATATAACGGAGCGCATTAAACACGTTAAGCAGATGGTGGAAACTAAAGAGCCTCCACCCTTGTGTCATGATACAGTACCTGATGGTAAGTCGGGTAACAAGAAGCTGGCTATGGGCTGCTCCTACTGTCACTTTAAACATGCTTGTTATCCTACAGCTACGTACATTCCTGTACTCCACAGGGCCAAGATACTTAACGGAGGTGGCTAATGAGCCTAAAGTCCAAGAGATCACGTAAGCAGAGCATCTACAGGTCTGGACTAGAAAAACGATTTGCACAGTCAGCACCTAAACGTAGGTACTTGTATGAGCCATATGATGTACCCTACGTGATGCACAGGAAGTACAAGCCAGACTTTGTAGATAAGAAGACAGGTGACTACATAGAAACTAAAGGTTTCTTTAGAGCAGGAGATACCCAGAAGTATACGTCAATACGTGATAGTATTGCGCCCATAAAGTTAATCTTTGTCCTGTCAGACCCCAACAAGAAGGTCAGGAAGGGTTCTAAGATTACTATGGGCCAGTGGTGCCATAAAGAAGGTTTTGAATTTTACACAGTGGATGAGTATGTAGACCATGTCACTAACAATGGATGAAGTAATAGAGCGTATCCTTAAACGCTATGACCCTGAAGACTTGCTGGAAGCCTTGGACATTACATCTGAGGAACTACTGGACAGGTTTGAAGATAAATTTATTACCCGCCTACAGGACTTTGAGGAAGCTGTAGACGAAGATGAAGCAGAGGTAGAACAAGATGAGTATTGATAATGCAACACCAGAGGAATGGGATAGACTACGCAACAGTAAAGCTAGTATAGCTGAGGCTTGGAACCGTATCTATGACGATGACAACGCACCCAATGAACATCCAGTGTTCTCTGAGGAAGCTATGGTTAAGAGCTACGACGCAGTAAACCGACCAGAGCATTACAACAATGGTGGCATGGAGTGTATTGACGCTATCAAAGGTATGCTTACACATGATGAGTACATTGGCTACCTACGTGGCAATGCCCTGAAGTACATGTGGAGGTTTAGATACAAAGGTAAACCTATTGAAGACCTACGTAAAGCTAGGTGGTACGAAGAAAGAATGATTAACTATTTGCTGGAGCATCCGGGTGACAAATAAGATAGGACTACAGGATTACCTAGGTATCCAGATTGACTACGACAGAGATGAAGACCTTAATGTGTTCTCACTAGAGACACTGAAGGACAGATACTTGTGGAAGGATGAGACACATGCCCAAGAAGCCTTTGCCAGAGCGTCCGTCTATGGTGCAACGTATCAAGGTGCTACTGACTACGATCTTGCACAGCGACTTTACAACTACGCAAGCAAGAGTTGGTTCGGTTTTAGCACTCCTATACTTAGTAACGGGGGAACTACTCGTGGCCTCCCTATTAGCTGTTTTCTCAATTATGTTCCTGACTCAAGGCGTGGCCTATCTGATCACTATGATGAGAACATATGGCTGGCAAGTGGAGGTGGAGGCTTGGGCGGATATTGGGGTGATGTTAGAAGTAATGGTGTTTCTACTGCTAACGGCAGTCAGTCTACTGGTAGCATCCCTTTCATGCACGTAGTGGACAGTCAGATGCTGGCCTTCAACCAAGGTGTAACCCGTAGAGGGTCTTATGCAGCGTACATGGACATCAGCCACCCAGAGGTGGAGGAGTTCATTGCCATGCGTAAGACTACTGGTGGTGATCTAAACCGCAAGTGTCTTAACCTACACAACGGTATCACTGTCACTGATGAGTTTCTACAGTCTGTGAAGAATGATGACCAGTGGCGTTTGATTGACCCTAAGTCCAAGCAGGCAGTCAAGACTGTATCCGCTAGGGACTTGTGGTGGCAGCTAGTGCACACCAGAGCAGAGACAGGTGAACCTTACATTGTTAACCTAGACCGCTGTAATGAGGCTCTGCCAGAGGAACAGAAGGAGCTAGGGCTACAGGTACGCCAGAGTAACCTATGCTCTGAGATTACCCTACCGACCAGTGAGGAGCGTACAGCAGTGTGCTGCTTATCTAGTGTTAACCTAGAGTACTTTGATGAATGGAAGGACGATGAACTGTTCATTGATGATCTCATTACAATGCTTGACAATACTATTGAACACTTCATTGATAACGCCACAGGTGGTAGCCATAGCTATCCCAAGACTGGCATGAGCAGACGGGAGTTTTTAGAGAATGTGGAACCAGATAAAACAGGGTTTACAAAAGCCGCTTATAGTGCATATAGAGAACGTGCGGTCGGTCTTGGAGCGATGGGTTTTCATAGTTACCTTCAACGTAATGGAATCCCTTTTGAAGGAATGTACGCCTCCAGCTTTAACAATAGAGCGTTTAAGACTATCAAAGACAGAGCTACGATGGCTTCCGGCGTTTGGCTGGAGACCGTGGGGAGGCTCCTGACATGGCTCGTAGTGGCCTGCGTAATTCCCATCTGCTTGCTATTGCCCCTAATGCTAGTTCTAGTATTATATGTGGTGGAACAAGCCCTAGTATTGAGCCTACAAGGGCTAACGTATTTACGCACAAGACGCTGACAGGGTCATACAAAGTAAAGAACAAGTACTCTGGAGCTGAGCTACTTGAGTCTAAAGGTATTAACGACTGAGAAGACTTGGAAGGATATTGCGGCTGCTGAAGGCTCTGTGGCAAGACCTTGGATGGAACTCACTGAAGATGAGAAGGAGGTATTTAAGACAGCACCAGAACTAAATCAGATCTGGATTATTGAACATGCCTACCAGCGACAGAAGTACGTCTGCCAAGCACAGTCAGTAAACTTATTCTTTGAGCCACCACCAGCTACAGCACCACAGGAGGTACATGATGAGTATCTGGAGTATGTTAACAGTGTACATTGGACAGGAGCTAACAAACTCAAATCTATGTATTACCTGCGCTCTACAGCAGCTAGAAATACAGAGAATGTTAACATCAAGATACCTAGAATCAACCTAGAGGACGGGGAGTGTCTAAGCTGTGAAGGATGACCACCCAGCGTACAGAGCTAAGTTTTACATACCTGAGCTAAAAAAGTATACCAATTGGCATGACTATCTGGTATACTATAAGGAACAGGATGACAAGATCATGTTGTTTAGTAACTACTGTATGCAGATGTGGTCTAGCTACATGAGCAACAAGATTAAACAGGAGGAGGCACCCTTGAGTTACAAAGAGTACCTAAACAAGTACAAACAATTACTGGAGGATGGATACAGTGATAGATCCTAAGATTAGTGCCATGAAGCGTCTGTACAACGCTGAGATAGACGTATACAAGGCAGAGGTGCAGAACTACCTAGACAATCCTGT